TAAGAGAATTCTTAAAGGATCTTGGAGAAGATGGATAAAGAATACAATAGAATTATACTTCCAAAAAGTTTAGACGAGGGAACGTCATACAGAACTGCCACTTGGGTAGCAAACTCAATTCATAGAAGAGCAGGTATACCAGTAGTGTATGGTCATCTTGAAAAAGAAACAGATATTAAAAAAGGTGACTTGGTAATACTAGGTGGAGTTGGTGGACACGATACCGGACTTAGATTACATCAAGAACTAGCAGAAAAAAATATTGATTACTTTAATGTTGAAAAAGGTTATTGTAATTGGTGGAAACCAAGATACTGGAGATTAACTTTTAATGAAAATCAAATCAAAGAAGTAAAAGGCGAATGGGATAACAAACGTTTTTGTAAATTCAATATGCCTTTACGTACAATGAAGAAAGATGGCGAGCAAGTTTACATAGTTGCTCCTAGTCAAAACGGATTAGACATCTATGATATTAAGAAAAGTGTTGATCAATGGATCGACGAAACAGTTGCCGAAGTTAAAAAATACACTGATAGACCAATCAAGATAAGGAAAAAGGTCAACAAGAAAGCAAGGGGTTCTAGAGGATTTTGTGATACATTGGAAAACATTTATTGCGTGATAAGTTTACACACCATGGCTGTTACTGAAGTGTTGCGTGAAGGAATACCTGTGATATCTTTAGTGCCTGGTGTATTAAAAAATTATAGTTCAAGTAAAATTTCACAGATAAATGACTTGTATTACCCTAGTGATAATGATCGTGGTAGATTGTTTAATTGCTTAACAAACATACAGTTTGAAAATGCAGAATTAGTAGATGGCACAGCATACGAAACTATGGCTAAATTCTACGACATAAACATTTTACCAAAATAGTCAATCCTATCTTTTAAAAATCATAAATATTGTTTTAGGCAGAGAGGCAAACAATGAATGATTTAGAAAATATACAAAGGCTCACTGAACGTTTTAAAAGGCAAATGCCCGACGGTGAAGTGTACCAAAAAAGACTCGCAGAAGAATTTGAATTAATATTAAAACAAAGATTCACAGAATACTTCTTAAAAATTTGCGACATCATAGACATAACACAAGATATCAAACACATGACACGAGGATCTGCAGGATCATCTCTCGTATGTTACTTGCTAGGAATCACTGATGTAGATCCAGTTAAGTGGAACATACCTGTTGCACGTTTCCTAAACCCTTTACGTGACGATTTACCTGATGTAGATATAGACTTTGAACACTGGCGACAAAAAGATGTTATGGAACGTATTTTTAAAAAGTGGCCTGGTAAGACTGCACGTATTTCAAATTATGTAACATATCAACCTAAATCAGCAAAGCGAGAAGCGGCTAAACGTTTAGGTATAAAAGGAAACTTGCCACGTAATTTTAAATATGAAGATTACGATATAGATCCTATAGAAGCCAAACGTATTGAACAAAAATTATTAGGAAAGAAAAGATGTATATCTAAACACTGTGGTGGAGTAATAATGTTCGATAGGCAACTTCCTAAAAGTTTAATTAGTGAAGACAATCAAATACTTCTAGACAAATATGAGGTAGAAGATTTAGAACATTTAAAAGTAGACATACTTGCAAACAGAGGATTAAGTCAATTATTAGAAATTGAACCTGATAAGAATTTAACAGACTATCCGGAAGAAGATGAAGCAACAGCAAAACTTTTAAGTAGAGGTGATGTGTTAGGAGTAACACAAGGAGAGTCACCTGCAATGCGTAGATTGTTTAGAGCAATACAACCTAAAAGTGTATTAGACTGTGTGTTTGCAACTGCTATGATTAGACCTGTTGCACTTACAGGAAGGCAAAAAGCATCAATGTTCAATGACTGGACTAAAGACGGAGTACAAGATAGTATTGTATTTGAAGATGATGCTATTGAAATTATTTCAGATATAATTGGTATTGATATGTATGAAGCAGATATGTATCGTAGAGCATTCGCAAAAAAGAAAGATGAAAAAATTTTAGAGTTTGTTGAAAAATTAGGAAATCATCCTAAGAAACAAGAAGCAATAGATACTCTAATGACACTTTCAGGTTTCGGATTATGTAGAGCACACGCAGTGAATCTTGGAAGATTAATTTGGGCATTAGCATATCAGAAAGCACATAACCCTAAAAGATTTTGGGAGGCTTGTTTGAAACACTGTGAAGGTTCATATAGACGTTGGGTATACAACACAGAAGCACAAAGACTGGGAGTAGACAATGAACCTGGTTGGTGGAAAAGAGGTTTCATTCCTAAATGTAAAGTTGCAACACAATATTTAGATTATGTAGAATTTGCAGGAGTAGTTGCAAACGGTAGAGTGTTCAGAGGCAACAATGGAAAATATATTACATTTGTAACACTAGGTATTGGTCCAGGAGAATACATAGACATCACAGTCAAAAAACCTTTTGGTTATAGAGATGGTGATGTAATTTCAGGCAGAGGCAAAGTAAGACATCACAACAATTCTGATTATGTAGAATGCACAGATGTCAAACTTCATTCATTCGAGCAGTGGTTGACGCAGTAATACCCGTAGGCGGAAAGCCAAATTTCCGCGAAGCGGTACGCAATTTTTAAACCGCGAAGCGGACAGCAAAGCGATTCGGTAAGCAGGTTTTTATATGATTTTTCTTTTGGCGCCTTTACGTTTGACGTCTAGTGTGCTACAATGTATTCCACCTTCCCAAAACAAATAATGGCGCTGTTGCACTACATGGCAGTCTATATGCAAGGACTTCAGTTTTTCAAACAGTTTGGGTATGTGTCTAGCAAACACAATGTTGTTCCTGTCTATGATCAACACATTGAGATCAAAACAAACTTCCTGGCTGTAACCTCTCCAGTTCTCTAGATACTTGTCCAACCAAGCAACATCCATCTTGTTGTTGGCTTCTGTGTAATCCTGCACGTATCTATCCATTTTTAGTTCCGGCAGACAGTCGCTGACATCTATCAACTTCTTGTTGTGCAAACACTGTGGAACCCAGTCCATGCCTGCGTGTATCACAGTGTCGTCATCTATCATGATAAAGCCGTGGTCGATGTGTCCGAATCCGTTGAAGCGTGTGCCTGTGTTGGGATAGAAAGCAAACTCCGGCAGTTCACGTTTGCACCATTCCAATCCTGTCTTGCTACCTGGACCTTCGTGATTCACAATGAATGCATCTCCCGCCTTCAACATGGTGGCTGTGTGCCACAACACTCTGTCGTGCAGTGTGTCCTTGTATGTCCTGTCGTTGACGAACCAATCGTCCTTTGTGTTTAGATTTGTCAGCATGGGTGCCGGTTGGCTTACCCATCTATATCCCTGCTGGAATAACTTTTCAAATATGGGATAATAACTGATAGCATCGAAGTATCTGTCTGTGTAACTGGTGTAAGTCTGTATGATGTTCTTGCCCATCACCATCAATGCATCTCTTGGCACAACGGGAGCGATAGGCAGTTGCACATCGAACTGTGGCATCTTGACACTGTCGTAGTTGTGTATGTGAGGACGCATAACTTCTATGTTGCCCTGCTTGAGGAAATCTGACAACAGATCAAGATCCTGTTTTGTTTCTTCCAGTATCTTGTTGAACTGTGAGGTGTTGCCCTTGTGCAACAGGTGATCCACATCGCCCGGAGCGTATGTGTCTCCCACTATCACTGATTGCAATGGATCGTATTCTGTGTATATCATTATACGTCTTCCTCTACCTCTTGGCATCTTGCCATGTATCCGTTGTGTGTCGCCGCAGGCAACTGTTGGAAGAACTGCTGGAACTCCACACATTCCTCTTCTGTCTCGTAAAATTTTTTATCCACTACTTCCCAACCTCCCCCTGGTCCTGCCACAAAGTAAAGGATCACTAACATCCATTTCATTTGATTTGATCTTTCAACACACTGAAATATTCGTTGTCCGCACTGATGGGTATGATGAAAAATTTGCTCTCGTCACCTCTCTCCAAATCGAAGATGGTTCCGAACTCTCCCTTGATCTTGTATCCTGCTTCCACAAATATGGTTCTCGCCCTGGTCACAATCTTTCTGTGTTCGTCCAAAGGTCTCTCGTCTTGCAATATGTCGAGGTATCTCTTGCAAGCCAGTATTCCTGGTAGGCTGTAATTGTATGTGAATCCGTGTTCCCAATTGAAATCTTCCGGCAACACTTCGTCAACCTTAGGACCGTATAGTGTTATGCTCAAAGGATAATATCCTCCAGTGATTGCTTTGCCCATTGTGAATATGTCTGGCGTTACAGGCAAATTCTTCCAACCCACAAAGGTTCCTGTTTTGCCTCCGCCCATGAATATATCATCCACTATCACTATGACACCCTGTTCTTGCAGTTGTGCTATCTTGCCCCAGAACTCATCTGTGTTGGGAGCCAGACCGTGTCCGTAAGAACAAGTCTCCACCATCACACACATAACCTCGTCCCAATTTGTGTCCTTGACCTCGAAATCTCTTTTCAGTCTGATCACTTGATCATATCTTTTCAATGTGTAGAAAGGATCCTCGAATAGACTGTCGCCCATGCTGTAATTTAAAAATGTTGAACCATGATAACTGTTCTCGAAGCACACAATCTTTTGTCGCTTGTCCTGTCCAAGTTGCTTTTGATATGCACTTGCAAGTTTGATCGCTCCCTCGTTGGCATCGCTACCGCTCAATGCAAAAATACTTTTGTAACCAGACATTGTGTAAAGTTTTTCCGCGAGTGTCCAACTGACGTCATTCAATCTAAGATTGTCCTCCATTATAAAACTTTCAGCAACTTCCGGTTTTGTTTTCATGTTGTTGCTCACATAGTCCACAATATCCCAACGGTTAAATCCTAAAACAAAACAACCAAAATGCAACACAGGATCAATCTGTTTCTGACCATTGATAATATTTCCATACTGCCAGTATGGTTTTTGAAAACCTATCAATGTTTGTGGTCCTGGTATTAGTCCTGGATATTTTCTCATAATTCCCAATATGTTCTTTCAGTAGTTATGTAAAGTGTTACACGCCATTCGTCACTCATGTTCCAACTACCGTGCTTTTGTTCTGGCATGAAACTTAATATATCTCCTTCTGCCAAATAAATTTTTTCTTCTCCAACTTGAAATCCCACTGTATCTTTGTCTTTGCTAGGGATATTGATTCCTATTATCGTAGGCACTAGTAATACTTCTTTTTCGTTTATGAAATCTTTTTTGTCTTCATGCACAGGTATCACAAATCCTGGTTTTGTAAAATTGACAGCAACGTGTATTACGCCTGGAATATCTTTTGTTGCTTCATATGTTCTGTGCCATTCTGCACTCCATTTTGTTTTTTTATAAAAATGCACAACTGGTACTCCCCACCATCCACATCTATCATCGAGTAAATCTGCCTCATAAACAACACCTGCATTGACAGTTTCCTTTTCTATGTTGTGTGTTTTATTCCACTCTTCCCAATCCTGTCTACAGACATCAAACAAATTTTTGAATCTTTCATGGTGCTTGTATTGTTTTGTGTTAATCATTTATGCAGTCCCTATCTAAAAATATTTGAAACGTAAGTCTTGCAGATGCACCGTAAGATACAGGAGCCACTCCGTGTGGTTCCAAACCAGTGTTCATTATTGCCATGTTGTACACAGGCTCAATAAATTTACCTCCCCAATCACTAAAATCATTTTTGTACATAAATTGTCCACCCCAACTGTCTTTCCATTCTTTGTTCATAAAAACAGTAATGCCACTTGTCTTACTATTGCCGGTTGTGTCATCTTTTGTAGGAGAGTCTGTGTGCCAATCAATAGAACAACCTGGACCAGCATAATGCAACATACAAGTAAAATCATTTGGGCGTTGCTTAATAATTTTTGCATCTAACAAATATTGTACAATAGCATCATTGAGTTGTTTGGTTTTAAGAACCATTATTTCTAAATTTTGTTTCACTCCTTTTTTCTCATAAAAAGAATATCCATGTATCCAATCACCTTTTTCAAAATTGTTAAGATAACATTCTTGTATTAATCCTAAAGTTTCTTCGTTAAAAAATTTTTCTATTATTTTCATAAATCAAAACTGTCCTCTAATAAAGACAAACAAAAAGTAATTCTACGTTCGTCTGTATTGTTATAAACTCCGTGTGGTACTCGTCCTCCGTCTAAACATAAAATAGAATCTTCAGGCAAATAAAGTTTTTTGTCTCCCCATTTCATTCCACAATGTTCTATAGAGGATTTTGGTTGCTTAAGATAATACATCAATGTAAAAGTTTTATCAGGAGCATCGTCCGGCATTCCTTCTATATGGCTCCAGTCTGTGTGTTCCAACATTTCACTTTGCGGGTTAACTATTATAATTGCACTGTAACTGATTCCTTTTAAATTTTTAATTTTGTTAACAATTGATTCATATCTCGCAGGTGGTTGTCTATCTACAAATCTATTATAGATATCATAACTGTAAGTTTCAACTTTTTGATCATGAATGCCTTTGTCCCAATCCTCGTTCCAATCTTCCACACGAAAATCTTTCATGTCTTTTTCGACATCATATAATGTTTTGATCTCTTGGAATATTGGTTCCAATTTATTGTAATCTTTGTATTTGGTATAATCTATAAGCATGGTGAATTCAATTCAAAAATATTTATAGACTGCATTGGATTGCAGGTTTAGGCATGGTTTTGGCACTGATAGACACATATACTTTCTTTGTCCTATAGGCCCGTATAACGACGTCTATGACGTCTTAAAAGGCAGTTTAAATGGTGTTGTTGGTAGTCATAATTTAAGTTTGATTTGCCATGTATCACTAACTATGATTATATGGAATCGCAAACAAAGTTACCAGAAAATTTAGAAGTTAATCTTGACCAATTTATTGGCACGTTCAAAAATGCATTCGATACAGAGTATTGTCAAAGAGCAATCAAGTATTTTGAAAGAATGGATCAAATGGGTTTTGGTTATTCAAGAGTGCAATTAGAGAACGCACCATCTCATTTAAAAGACACAGTATCAGTAAACACTTCAAGAGCAGTTGCCAACGGAGTTGCTGAACAACAAATTACAGGCGTGCCTGACATACAAGATTATTTTTTAGAAAGAGCGTGGAGTTGTTTCAACATATACGCAGAAAAATTTTCAAGTCTTAAAACACAAAACCCATTAGGTATGTTTGAATTAAAAATGCAAAAGACAGAAGTGGGTGGAGGCTATCACGTTTGGCACTGGGAACAAGAAGGCAAATCAAATTGCAACAGAATACTTAACGTTCAATTATTTTTGAACAACGTCGAAGAAGGTGGCTCAACAGAATTTTTATACATGAACAGATTGATTCCTGCTGTCGAAGGAACACTCTTAATATATCCGGGTAATTACACCCACCTGCACCGAGGCAACCCTCCGCGTAGTGGGTGTAAGTACTTGATTAATAGTTGGTTAGAATATTAATTCTTATTGATGATTTTCAAATCTTTTCACTTGTCTCTCAACAAATAATTCTAATTTGTTGTAAAGTTTCATGAAAAATGCTTGAACATATAATACCGCGAATGCGATCTTTTGTTTGATTGTGCTCATTGCCTATTCTCCCTTTTTAGTTGTTTAATGTGCCTTAATACAATGATATTTACACTTGCTTTGTCAAAACTTATGTGCTGTTATTGTAATTCTAATTGTACAACGGTGTTATGTACAACTTTTTTCCATTCTACTATCGGTCCGATTTCTTGAATGTGTTTTGCTTTTTTGCCATCGTGATAACTGCAACGAACTTGTAGCAAACCTTTTTCAGGTCTTGCATCAGCAGTAACTCCAACAGCAGTATGACAATCTCCATTTATTAATTGTAGTAAATATTTTTCTGCCTGATATTCAAACGTGGGCCATTCTAAAATTTCTGGTGCCCATACATTTTTCATTTTAGTATCATCTGCTCTCACTTGTACAACAACTTTTCCTTGTCCAGCGGCAGGTAATAATTCTTCTTCGGATATGGCTGTATGTTGCGGAGTTAATTTTAATCTATCCAAAGCACATTTTGCCATTATGATTGCGTCAACTTCTTTGCCAACAAGATTCAATCTTGTTTGAATGTTACCTCTGATAGGAACGAAACGCAAATCTTTTCTTTGGTCTTGCAACATATCTGCTCTTCTTGGAGAACTTGTTCCTATTCGTTGTCCCGATGGAATAGAATCAAAATTTTCAAAAGGGCCTACTAATGCATCACGTCTATCTCCAACTTCCCAAACAACTCCAAGCACTTCCGTTCCTTCGGTGCGTTCGGTAGCCATATCTTTTGCACTATGGATACAACAATCTACTTCTTGTTTAATTAAACTTTCTTCTAAGGCAGAACAAAAAACGTGTTTGCCTCCCATCTCATTGATTGGAGTTTTCTGATCTATGTCACCTTGACTTTTAATTGTGACTAGTTCGTACGGTTGTACTAAATTTGATGTGGCACCATCTGCCTGTCTAGTGGCTAGAGGTGATCCCCTTGTGCCGACTTTAATCATTGTTTATGCTCTTGACCAAGAAACTGGTTTGCCTGATTCGTCAACAACTAGGTCGCGAGTGTCCTTGTATTGTGCAACCATTAAACCTTTTCCGCCTTTAGGTCCAATGTATCTGCATGGTATGATTTCTCTGTCATTATGATATCTGGCGCTATGAGTACTGATTACACCTCTTGACTTCGGCGCACCCATTTCTATCTACCCTGTCCTTTGTAAAACTTCAGACTTCTTTTCTTGGACTTGTTCATGGAACTTAATTTGCACTTTCTTTTTCTTGGTGCCTGACTTGTTTTCTTAGGTACCGAAAGGTGTGCAACAAAACTTTTTGCTAATTTTGCCATACTATTTTCCTATCTTCTTGCTTCTACCCATAGGTAGTTTTTGAACTTTGTAAAACTCTTCGCCAGCCTTTGTAGTCCATTCCACTTCGACCTGTTTCGCTTTACTTCCACCTTGATAACTTTTTACTGCTTTTTTATAACTCATAGCAGTAACTTCTTTTACTTGCTCTTCCTCTGGAGCAGTATTGTCTATAAATTTAAATGTTCTTTCCTTGGCCATAAATTCTCCTAGTTGTGTGTATTTATTAAACACGCAGTTTATTTCATGGTTGACTTTGGGTATTATTCGTGTTAAAGTGAATTATGTTTTACAGATTAAAATTTATTTTGAATGATATGTTTATCAGTCCTATCAGAATGTTCCCTAAACAATTGAGTGTTGGGGTGGCGTTTGCTGTACTAATGTACGTTTGGAAAGCAGATTATCTTGTAAGTTTGATATCATTTACATTGGGTTTCATGATATCCATGCTTGTAACAATAAGCAATGACAACTACGAGCGAAAAGTAGAATCCACACTACAAAGACTTAAGGATAGCGAATAAACACCTAGCAGATAATGACATTGGATTTTGCTTTAAATAATTCTATGATAAGCAAAGAAGAATATTTGGATAAGAAAGCATATTACGATTATCAACGCAAAGTCGAATGGAATCGTGAGAAATGCATGAAGATTTGTGAGGACTTGAAAGTCCTTGATGATGACGAAGTGATAAGTTCTAGTGCAATATTCGACATCATGTGGCACAAAATTCCTACTGAAGAGTTCGAGGAACCACCAAG